AGTTGGTGGTGAAGAAATGACACCTCCAAGATTTGGAGAGGTTGAAATTTCAATCAAACCAAAAAATGATTATTTTGTATCTGATTTCAATAAAGGAATAATCTTAGGTAGACTTAAGGATTATGCAGTTGCTGGAATCAAACAAAGTATTGTAGATCTCGAAATTTTAAATGTGGAATTGGATATTTTTGTTTATTACAATGGAAGTAAAGTTTCCAGTTTACAAAATTTGAAGAGCTCTGTTTCATCTACATTATCAGAATTTGCAAATTCGGAGGATCTCAATAATTTTGGTGGTAGATTTAAGTATAGTAAACTACTAAATGTAATTGATTCTACAGACACTGCTATTACTTCTAATATTACAAAAGTAAAAATTAGAAGAAACATGAAAACTCTTATCAATAATCCATCTCAATATGAGTTGTGCTTTGGTAATCAGTTCCATGTAAATCCAACTGGGGCGAATATTAAGTCAACAGGATTTAATGTTGCTGGTATTCCCGAAGTTCTTTATATGACAGATACACCGTCTACTATTGGTGATACTGGTACTATTTCATTTATTTCGATTGATGAAAATGGCGTTTCATCTGTAAAGGTACAGAATGCTGGAAGTGTTAATTATAAGACTGGAGAGATTAATATCTTTACAGTTAATATCGTAAACACTGTTCTTCCAAATGGAGTTATTGAAGTACAAGCATTTCCAGAAAGTAATGATGTTATTGGATTAGAAAATTTGTATGTCGAATTGTCAATCGATAAAAGCACGATAAATATGGTGAAGGATACAATTACTTCTGGTGAACAAGTTTCGGGAATTGGATTCCCAGTTACTTCAAGTTACTCAAACGGCAAATTAACAAGGTAAGATGATAGAAACTGGATTTGATACAAGAGTAAAAGTCAATCAAATTATAGAAAGTCAATTACCGTCTTATGTTTCAGTAGAAACTCCAAAGGCGATTGATTTTCTGAAGCAGTATTATAAATCACAAGATTCTCAGGGCTCTCCTGCAGATCTAATTGATAATTTAGATCAATACTTAAAGTTTGATAATATAACTCCAGAAGTAGTTTCTGGTATTACTACTCTGACATCAGATGTGTCTAGTAGTGATACAGTTGTTAATGTTTTATCCACAAAAGGATATCCTAATAGAGACGGTATATTTAAAATTAATGATGAGATAATTTATTATAGTGGAATCACAACCAATTCATTTACGGGTTGTATTCGTGGATTTAGCGGTATCAGTGAATATAATGATGGTGAGGTTGTATTTAATAGTACCACAGCTAAAGATCATACTATAGGGATTGGTGTGACCAATCTCAGTACGTTATTCTTGCGTGAATATTTTAGAAATTTAAAAGTATTATATGCACCTGGATTTGAGGACGAGTCTTTTGATTCTGATGTTGATGTAAATAACCTAGTTAAGAACTTAAAATCATTTTATCAATCTAAAGGTACTTCCGAATCAATCAATACATTAATCTCAATATTATTTGGGCAGAACTCAAAAGTTAAAAAACAATCTGAATCTTTATTTGAGCCTTCTGAAGCATCGTTCAGAAAAAGACTAGTATTATTGACTGAAAAGGTTGATGGTGGAGATCCATCCAAATTATCTGGTCAAACACTATTTCAGGATAATAATAGTAATAATCCAAATATTAATGGTGCTTCAGCTCCTATCTCTGAAGTAGAGGCAACTGTTAGAGGTGGAGTTACATATTATACGATTTATCTATTCCAAAGGTATCAAGAACCATCTCCTGGTTTTGATGGAAACTTTTCTATAACACCAAGTTCAAAAACTATTGGGGATACTCTCATTGGTGATAATGTAATTTTAGTAGATAGTACAATTGGATTCCCCAAGAGTGGTGTATTAAGAAATGGTAGTGATGAAATTACTTATACTGATAAAACTATTAATCAATTCTTAAGTTGTTCTGGTATTGATTCAAATATTGCACCTGTTACAAGTATCAGAACCAATGATGTTGTATATGGATATACAAGCGATACCAATGAAAAAGTTGAACTTAGGTTAACTGGCGTAATAACAGAATTTGATCCACAGGAAGATATCTATAATTCAAACATAGGTGAAGTTTTTGGAACCAAATCAATTGGTGCAAAAATTTTAAACCCTCCAAGTAATAAAACTTACGAAGAAATTTCATTCAACTCTTGGAAATATAATACTGCATCAAGTATAAAAGTTAAAAGTTTTAATAGTTCTGTATTTGTTTTAGAAAGAAGTTTAGATGATGCATATCTTCGTGATGGTGATAATGTAGAAGTTGTCAATAGAGCAAATCTTGATGTTGTTGTTGGATTAACTACGGCTTCAATCACTGGTGATAAGCAAGTTGTATTATCTGGTGGTAATATTTCCGATTTGGTGCAAGGTATATCATATGATATTAGAAGGCAAATTAAAAAGGCATCCAGTACTGGAATTGAATTAAGTTATGGAAATAACACTTTAGTGTCAAATGTGTTAAACACATATATTTCAAAAGATCGTAGTAATCTTTATGTTTCATCAAACTCTTTACCTGATTATAGTATTGATCTAAATCAAGTTCAGGTTTCAATTGCTCAAGCATCAACATCTTCTGGAACTATTGAGGATCAAGATAGTCTTGGTACTTATAATAATATTTCATTTTCTGATACTGTTCCATTTATAACTGGTGATGAGATAGTTTATTCTGCTGGAACTGCAACTGGTCCAATTAAAGGTTTGGAGTTTGGTAGAAGTTATTTTGTTGAAGTTCAATCACCCAACAATAAAATTAAACTTTACGTTGCTAGATCATTCATTAGTAGTGGTACTAATATAAAACTAAATGTTCCTGATGATGGAAATATTGGATCTCACTTCTTTTCATTAGCAGAACAAGTTGATAAGAAGATTTCACCGCAAAAGGTTCTAAAGAAGTTTCCATTAATAAGATCATTAGATACTGGTAGTGAAACCAGTACAATTGCTGGAGCTACTGGTATTCTTGAAAATGGTGTAGAGATTACAAACTATAAAATTGATGATAAAATATTTTTTGGACCAATTGAAAAAATTAACGTTTTCAATTCTGGATCTGATTATGATGTAGTCAATCCACCAAAATGTGTCATTTCAGATTCAGATAATTCTGGAAATACTGCACTGGCAAATGTTGCTCTAACAGGAACTCTCAAAGATATTCTTATTGATCCACAAGACTTTGATATTGATCGAGTTATAAACATCAGCGTAAGTGGTGGTAATGGATTTGGGGCTTTAGTCGAACCAATTGTAATTGATAGATTTAGAGAAGTTGGATTTAATGGTAAAAATGCCTCTGATGGTGGTGGCGTCGCTGTTTATGGTGATTTTATTAGAACAATTAATAACCATAATTTAGGAAATGGTCAAGAAATTGTATATGATCCAAATGGTAATGGATCTTTAGGGGTTACTGGATTTGGAGAAACTAACGTTACTGGTAATTTCTTAGAAACTGGTGGCAAATACTTTAGCGAAATTATCGATCCAGTATCTTTTAGATTATATGAAAATGAATCAGATTTTAATAGTGGTATAAACACGGTCGGTTTTAGTACTGGTAATATTACTAGTGGTTTACATAAATTTAGAACCGCAAAATCAACCAAGCAATTAACTGGGGTTAATGTTCTAGATGGTGGATTTGGATATGAAAATAGACAAGTTGCTATTCAAACAACAGGTATTTCAACATCCAATAATTCATTCACATTTAAAAATCATGGTTATTCTACAGGTGAGTTAATCACATATAGTTCTACTGGTGATGCAATTCCAGATTTATCAATATCTAATCAGTATTATGTCATCAAGGTAGATGATAATAATTTCAGAATTTCAGATGCTGGTATTGCAGGAACTAGTTCTATTAATTTTGATAGAGGATTAACTGAAAAAATTACTGGGATTGGAACTGGTCTTCATGTATTCAATTATCCAGCAATCACCGTTGATGTTTCAGTATCCATTGCAAATACTGTAGGTGTAATAACAGCTACTCCTATTGTATTAGGTAGTATAAAAGATGCTCTTCTTTATGATAGTGGAACATCATATGGTTCTAAAGTTTTAAACTTTCATAATAGACCAACTGTAAGTATTGATACAGGATCTGGAGCAGAATTTAGAGCGGTAATTGCTGATAAAAAGATTATTGATATTCTAGTAACACAACCAGGAAACAACTATTTTTCTCCACCTAATATTAGTGTGGTTAGTGAATCTGGAAGTGGTTGTGTAGCAAGAGCAGTTACTAACGCAAGTGGTCAAGTTATAGATGTAGTTGTTATCGCGAGTGGTAATAACTATGTGGCTTCAAACACTAATATTAAACCAGTATCAAGAGGCGACAGAGCAGTTCTAAGTTCATCTATTAGAAGTTTAACTCTTAACAGCAGAGCAAGATTTAAAGATTATAATGGTGAGGCTATAATTGATAAAGGTGAAAACGGTTTACAATATGCTGTTGTTGGATATAGTCCAAAATTACAGACAGATTTTCAAGATACTGATAATACCAAACACTCACCACTAATTGGATGGGCATATGACGGAAATCCAATTTATGGATGTTTTGGTTATACAGATTCAAATGATGAAACTTCTGCCATTAAACTAATTGAATCTGGTTATGTTACCAATATCAGTAATGTCTTCAATAGACCATCTGGATTTGAATCTGGATTATTTGTTGAAGATTATTTGTTTACTGATGCTGGTGACTTAGATAAGCACAATGGCAAATTTACTAAAACACCAGAGTTTCCAAATGGAACTTATGCATACTTTGCAACATTAGAACTAGATCCACTAACTGGAGATCTTACATCTATTTTCCCATATTTTGTGGGTGATTCATATAGGTCCAATGTTATTGAAGAAAATCTTGCAGGATCTTCAGTAACATTAACTCAAGATTTTGATTTTATTGGAAATGAATTAATTAGAAATACTTTCCCGTACAACGTTGCAGAAGTTGGTGCTGATTATAATTTCTTTACTCAACCTTATAATTTTGATGATCAAAGAGTCGTTATAAAATCTAGATCAACAGGTGGATTAGATGGTATTTCTATTGTTAAGAAAGGAATAAACTATAAAGTTGGTGATAATATTGTATTTGATAATAGTGAAACAACTGGTGGAGGAATATCGGCTCAGGTATCAGAAGTTACTGGAGATAATATTGTTAGCATAACAAAAGAATTTTTGACATATGATAAATTTATATTTGAAACTATTAATGGAAATCAGGTAACTGGATTTATTTCAACATATCATGATTTAGAACCTGAAAATATTATCAAAATTTCTGGTCTTTCAACTTATGTTGCTAATTTGTCTGGTGATGTGACTATTGGAGTTCCATTTGACGACTTCAGTTTAACTGACAACGTAGCAGCAGAAGCTGTTGGTGGCATGACTACAGATCTCCCAATCTCAAATATTCCAGAGTTTTTAAGACCAAACTCCGAAATTGAAATTAATGATGAGACTCTTACAGTTCTTAATGTTTACAAACCATTAAATATTGCTGGTAGATTTAATAACATCCTTAGAGCAGTAAGAGGAACCTCTGGATCTGGTCACACTGTTGGAGCTGCTATAACAGTAAAATCCAGCCAAATAACATTTAGTTTTAATGGTCCAACTTTAGATTCCAAAGTAAATGATATTGTATATTTCAACCCAATAGAAGCAGTTGGATTTGGAACTACTCTAGGTATAGCAATTGATACAGATTATGCTATTGGCGGTATAACAACTGATAGAAGTATCCCAACATACTCAATCTATCTTGAAGATCATCCATTTACCGATAACCAACCTATTAAGATTGTAAAACCAGCAAGTGGTAATGCTATTTCAGTATCTACAGTTGGTGCTGCTTATACTTTCACTCTTCCTTTAACTGGAAATGAACAACTAGTATATGCTGTTAATAAAGGTCCAAATATCATTGGTATTAAAACGTCTTTAGATACTGCAGAAATTAATTTCCGTTCTTGTGATACAAATGATTATCAATATCAAATCACATCAGCATATAAGCAGGTAACTGGTAAAGTAGAAAGGTTATCTGCAAGAGTATCAACAGCATCTTCTCATGGTCTTCAAAAAAATGATAAAGTTTCATTTACAGTAAAACCAAATCTGACAGTTGGTGCTGGAACATCAACAGCAATAAGGGTTGTATTTGATGAGTTTACTCAAAATACTGTTATTGATCCAATTGGATTTAGTTCATCTTCAGTCGGTCTTTCAAGCTCTAAATTTATTATTCCAAGTCATGGATTAGTTACTGGTGACTTAGTATTTTATGATGCGAACGAAACAACTGGTATTGATACTGGAAAATACTTTGTGTTTTCTGATGATCCAGATCTATTCTCATTTGCAGAAACTAAAATTGATCTTCAGGGACAAAACATTAGATTAGTTACCTTTACCAAAGTTGGTGGAACTTCACATACAATATCTAAAGTAAATCCCCAAATAAAAGTAACCAGAAATAATAATATTAAATTTGATGTATCAGATAGTTCCTTATCTGGTTATAATTTTAAAATTTTCTATGATTCTGATTATAGAAATGAACTTATAGGAACTGGAAGTTCTGAGGCATTTGAGATAACTGGAATTGGAACTGTTGGAATGGGAACTGCCAGCGTTACTATTCAGTTTAACGAATATTTACCAGAGCAACTATATTATAACTTAGAAAAAACTTCAAATAATACTCTTGTAGAATCTGATATTTCAGTAGATAATTTCTCAAGAATTTTATATATTGATAGTGAGTATTCTAAAAACACAACTGTCGTTGGATTGGGAACTGTAGTTACAACATTCTTAGTCAATCTTCCAGAAAAACCTGAAAAAGATTCCTATACTTCTTCTGATGTTGATAAGTTAGAATATTCTACAAAATCAACTACTGCTATCGGCGGAATTTCCAAACTTAATATCTTATCTAAAGGAACTAATTATGATAAACTTCCTGGAATATCAACGATCACCTCAGAATTGGGAGTTAATGCTGAAATTGTTCCAAAATCAACTAATATTGGTTTATTAGATAGAACTGCAGTTGAGAAACCTGGATTTGACTTTCCTGTTGATAAAACTCTAAAACCAGTAGCTGACATTCCAGCAATACATGAACTTACAAATTACTTTACTACTGGTAATGTCTCACCAGTCTATGGTGGAAGAAACTTTATTACTCCTCCAAATCTAGTTCTTGTAAATTCATCAAATAATACTTTAGTTGATGAGGTAGTTCTCATTGCAGAATTAGACGCTGGAAGTATTGATAAAGTAGTCGTTGTAAATTCTGGAAGTGGTCTTCAGGGTGTTGGCCACAGTGTTTACAGTTTAATTAATGATAATGGTTTAAGTATCACTAAGATTGATAGTGTTCAAACAGGAATTATGACTCTAACTGTTGTAACTCCAGTATTAGGATTCTCAACAAGCCCATTACAAGCAGGTGATGAAGTATTCGTTGATGGTATTCAGGAATATACAGGAGAAGGTGACGGATTTAATTCTAAAGATTATGGATTTAGATTCTTTGAGGTAACTGCATTTAATAGTGGTATCAACCCTGCTGAAGTTACAATTAATCTAAGTGGAATAGGAACAGGATCTCCTGGAGTTGGTGTTACTAATGTTAACTTTGGATCTATTGTCAAGAAAGAATCTTATCCAACATTCTCCGTAGAAATTCTCGAAACTAATTTTATTGATAATGAACCTATACTCTTGGTAAATCAAGCAGGTAATCTAACTAAAACAACTCTAACAGTAGATTCTTCTGATAAGTCAACTCTCAAAACTAGAGGTGATCTAGAAGTAAATATTGGTGATGTACTTCTTGGTTCAGTTTCTGGAGTTAGAGGAACTGTTGTAGAATCTAAATCTTTTGATGGATTTTACAATGTTGGATATGGATCTACAATTAACTTTGGTTGGTTGACAAATAAAGGAGTATTAAATGATGATACTCAAGTTATATCAGATAATAATTATTATCAAAAATTAGCATACAGTATTAAGAGTCCTGTTAAATTTGAGGATTTGATTGGTCCAGTCAATCGTTTGGCACATATTTCAGGTACAAAGAATTTTGCTGATACCGAAATAACTTCAGTAGCTGTTGCTTCTACTAATTTTATTGATGATGGCACACAATCTATAGTTATTGACTTATTCTCTGAATCAGACGTAACAACTAATAATTTCTTTGATTTTGCAGTTGATACTGATGTTGAACAGAGTGTAACTAATTTTAGTCAACTTTCTACAAATTCAATTAAATTTGGAACTAAAAAACTCACCAACTTTATTGAATGTTTAACTAATAGAGTTCTGAGTATTGATGATATCAGTGGATCATTCATTGATAGAGAAAACTTAGTTGGTAATTTTAAAGATATTATAAATTACCCCAGTGGAACAGGATATTCTAGATTTACAATTGTAGTAACTGACGTTGTTGATCAAACATCATTTCAAATTTATGATTTAATTATTATTTCTGATGGTAATAATAATACATTCTTATTAGAAAAAGCGAATGTTAAATCTAATGCCCAACAACAAGTAGATCTTGAAAATGAAAAAGAAAGTCTAGGAGAGTTTACTGTAGAATTTATTCAATTGAATGGAACGATTGCTCTAAGATTTACTCCATCAAATCAGGCAAAAACTTATGATATAAAAGCTTTCCGTCAATTATTTGATTCAAGAAGTACTGGTATTGGAACCAACATTATTGGTGATACAAATATAATAGGATTAACAACTGTAATTGGAGCTGGATCTACAGATCAAATTATTGGACTTGCTAGTAGCGAATTCAATTCAATCTTTGCATATGTTGAAGTTACAGATAATACAACTTCTGAAAGAGAATATGCAGAAATAACTGTTCTTCATGATGGGGTCAACGCATATCTTGGTCAATATGGATTTGATAGTAGTGAAAGATTGCTAAGTTTCTCACCTATCGGTACATTTGGTGCCAATATAGTAAATGATGTTCTAAAATTAGAATTCCATAATGATGG